CAGAAGAATTAGCAAACAATCAATATCGAGGTAAAATATCATTCAGTGGGTTTGGAGAAAATCTTCTCAATCCCAACTTCATAGATATAGTAAAAGAGTTTCATTTTCATTTACCCACTGCAACATTAGAATGTAATACAAATGGTGATAGGTTAACAAAAGATTATGTAGAGAATTTGTTTAGAGCTGGTCTTGATTTACTATACATAAATCTTTATGACGGGATAGAACAAATAGAACATTTTGAATCTATGTTGAAAGATACTAGAGAAGACAAATATAAATTTAGAATGCACTGGGGCGACTTCGAGAAACATGGACTGATACTTAATAATAGAAGTGGTGTCATTGATTGGGTTGGTATAGAAGAGACTGATATAAAATCTTTACAGGGTAAACCATGTCATTATCCTTTCTATAAAATGTTTGTTGATTGGAACGGTGATGTTTTATTCTGTTCTAACGATTGGGGAAGAGAACATGTTGTGGGTAATCTTTTAACAATGTCTCTACATGATGTTTGGTTTAGTAAACCTATGACAAAGATTCGTAAGAGATTAATGAAAGGAGATAGGAGTCAATCTCCATGTAATAAATGTAGTGTTGACGGTTCGTTATTTGGTAAACCGTCTTTTGAATTAGTGAGGAATTATTATGAAGGTAGCAATAACAGGGACTAGTGGTCTTGCAAAAGTAATCAAAGATAAACTAGAAGGACAAGACATAAAGGTATCTACTCCGAGAGTTGAAGACCTTACAATGAATGGAACTAACTGGTGGGGATTTGATTATGATAATTCCAATCATGTAGATATTCTAATCAACTTTGCACACCAAGGTTTTGACCAAACTAGGATTCTAGAGATTACACACCAAGCATGGAAAGACGATAGAAGTAAGTATCTAATTAATTTCAGTTCTCGAGCAGCTCAACCAAACATATCCAAAGGTCATGTTTATGCAGCTGAAAAAGCTGCACTCAATCACCTTGCAAATAATCTAACTTATAATTCTGATAGAAAGTATAGAATGACAACCTTGAATCTAGGTCTCATGAACAATGACGATTTACCAAGTCTATCACATGGTGAAGTTGCAGAATTAGTTTCGTGGTTGATTGCAAATCCAAATATAGAAATTACAGATATGACTGTGTCTGCACATGCAAACTATAGAGAAGTTCAGAACGATAAACAAACACTAAAAGAAGCATTTGAACTTGCAGAGAAGTATAAATAATAGTATGAGCGGAGAAATAGAATACAACGATTTTGGATTTACTGCTTTAGACGGAGACGAACTTAAGAAAGTTGATGTATCAATATCAAGTTCAACAAACGAAGCAAAAGCAGTTATTGAAAAACTAGACGACTTTATCAGACCTTTACTTGAGAACCTTGCAAAGGATTCTGATAAGGAATATATCTACTGGCCTAACCGTGTCGATATCATAAACAAAAAAATCCTCGAATTAGATAAAATTAAAGCAGGATTATAAAACCTAAAAACCCCTTTACAATGCCATAGGCTTTTTCGTATAATGTATCCAATACAAACTAATGGAGATTTGTTATGGATTCTATATACGATAGATATGAGGACAAGATTGTCCGTATGGGAAGAAACTTAATCACAATGTGTGAGAAGAATGAGTTATTCCCAAAGAATGATGAAATGTGGAATGCAGCTGTGACTGCTGGAAATAAGTTAGTCACGACTGGAACTACATGGTCTAGATTTCAAGGTGCAGAAGACCTTAATGATTTAGAGAAGAAAGCTGTCCAGTTTTATTTGGACAAATATGGCCTTGACTATGAGGCCCAAAAAATGTTATAATACTTGTATAGATTGGAGAGTAATATGAAAATATATGAGTATGAAGTAAACGAGATTGGGAAGAACGGTTCTTCCCTCAAAGGATATGTGAACACCACATACGACAAACTGGTTTCCATTCTAGGGAAACCTTCTTACACAGACGCAGACCCTTATGCAAAGGTGAGCTGTGAATGGAACCTAACAGTAAAGGTCGAAGACCCATACGATTCAGAAGATTACACTTACGAAGACATTGCAATATACAGCTGGAAGAATGGTTGTATTCCTTTGGACGAGTGTCGTTGGAATGTAGGTGGTTTCAGTTTTGAGGCAGAGGAGATTGCACAAACAATCCTCGACAACTCAATAGAACCAGTATATAGTGAGGTTGCATAGTTTAGGGTCGAAAGACTCGGGGACGGGATAATGGGTCAAGTATCACAAAATCCACAAGCATTTACACGATTGATGTGTGAGACCCACCCTCCCTTTTTTTGCCTTGACAGTGAGTGTAGCTTTTTAGTATAATATAAACATGATGAGATTTATACAAAAACACGGACTTCTAGATAGTGATTTTATTTTCCCTATGTTAGGAGTATTTTTATTATTATTTTTAGGAGAGACTATATGAATAAAGAATTGAAAGTGTTAGTCGAGAAACTTTGTGAGGACTTGACTAGTGCATTGAACCAAAGGTTCGAACACACCATAGGTGTGACTACTCACAGTTATTCCGTAGGTCAAAAATACATTCGTATTTTTTCGGAAGAAGATGGTTCTCCGCGTTCTGCATGGGGATTTATTAACAAGAAAGAATTTCAGAAAGGTGCAACAGGTATCACTTTCAAAGAAGGTGATGTTCTTAAGTGTGCTGGTTGGAACACTCCAGCTCTGAATGCACCAAGGGGTAATCTCTTTGACGGATATGAAATATATCCAAACACAATGAGAATGTTTGGCCCTGATTATTTGAGGTAATTATGAATCATTATAAAATTTTATCAGAGACTTCGGGTGGTAAACTAACACCCGAAGAAGTTTACAATTTAGAAACCTATGGTGTAAAACACCCTCGTGAGTTTGCACCCGAAGAGGAAAATCTAAAAGAAGGTGAATGTGTATGTGGGACTATCGATTGTCCTACTGAATATTCATGTCATACCAGTGGATACTAATGGATATTTTATTTGGAATAATCATGTTCGTTTTCGCTGGAATGTTTTGCTACATGAGTTGTCATGTGGTCGAAGAAGAGAGACAAGGTAAAAGAATACGATTACCTTGGGAGTAATATGTTAGAACTAATTGGATTGTTAACCGTTATATACATTGGGATAAAAGTTTTTCCTAGTGTTCTTAAGTTTACAGTAAAGCTTGCAGTTGCAATCTTAATAATAATCTTGGGAGTTTTAACATATTTTTATTTTTTTCCACCCACTATGCAGATACTAATTGCATTTAAAAGTGGATTAATGTTTGGAGGCATATCATGACGGAGTTTTATTTACTATTTGCATTTGCAGTTTTTGGACTTCCCTTACTATTTCTATGGGTTGATTTAGTATTCTTGGGAAGTTTTTTAGTTGCAAATTTTTTAACACTGGAGAAACGAGAACCCCTCAATGTTCAGATAACGATATCAGAGTATCTAAATTATCTTGTTGACCGTTCTAGTTTTTTAAATAAATTATCTACAAAGTGGGACAAGGACTTTGTAAACGAACATTACTTTGGAGGTTGTAAGTATGTTTCAAGATTTTAGAACAACTATATTTTGGTTTGTAATGGGTTGTGTCCTAGGATTTTCAATAGGATTTTTCTCACCTAAAGCTTATGGTGCTGACGAAAACAATGAGGCATATTGTCTTGCAAAAAATTTGTATTTCGAAGCTGGGAATCAGCCGTTGGCAGGCAAACTTGCTGTTGCCCATGTAGTGAGAAATCGAATGGAGTCTTGGCAGTTTCCTAATACATATTGTGATGTGATATATGAAGCAAAAGAATGGAGAACTTCTTGGACAGGAAATGTAATTCCTAAATTAGGAATGTGTCAATTCAGTTGGTTCTGTGACGGTAAGTCAGACGAACCTAAAGACAGTAAGACATGGGAAGAGTGTTTAATGATTGCACAATCTTTTATCAAAGAACCAAATGCAATAGATATAACCGAGGGTGCAATGTGGTATCACGCAGATTATATCTTACCCTACTGGGCAGAACACTTGAACGAAACAGTTTATATTAACAATCATATATTTTACAAATGAGTCAGAAACAAGCACAACAAAAAATACCTAGTAAAAAAGAACTAGAGTTGAAAAAGAAACAAGCACAAGATAGAAGAAATGGTTGAACTTGCACAATTACAAGACGGACAATTAGTCTATGGGACTTATGAAGAAGTCGAGGAGTATGCAGACAAAGAGGATACATGTGTAGAACATTACTTCGACCATGTAAATCCTTCGACTGTTTATGATAAATTCAAATGGGTTGGTAAAGGGTTGTCTAACCCTTTTGCAGTGTCAGTTCCTTTTGATTATAGAGAATCAAGAACCAAGGGAACCTTTAATACCCGTGGAGTGAATACGGACAAATGGTAATATGAATATTTTTTACTTACATAAAGACCCAGTAAAATCTGCAAAGTTGCATTGTGATAAACATGTATGCAAAATGATTATCGAGTATGCACAAATGTTATCTACTGCACATAGAATGTTGGACGGCAGTGAATACATAAGTCAGACATTAGGTGGTCGAAGAATCAAAAGGTGGAAACACCCTAACTCAAATATGGAAGGAGTCTTATACAAAGCTTCTCATATCAATCACCCGTCAGCACAATGGGTTCGTGAATCTGCAATTCAGTATCAATACATGTATGATATGTTCGTTGCATTATGTGATGAATATACATACAGATATGGTAAGGTTCATATGACTGATTCTAAACTACGAGAACTGTTAAACGAACTTCCTAGAAACATTCCTTTGGGTGATTGGAGACAACCACCACAAGCTATGCCTGACGATGTGAAGACAGAATGTAGCCTTGAAGCATACCATAAATACTATCAAGTTTACAAGAGTGGATTTGCAAAATGGACTAATAGACCTGTTCCAAATTTTATGCAATTCCAAGCACACGCAGGATACGCTTCATAATGCCTTTATACGAATTTTATAACGAAGAGATAGACGAAAGATACGAACTTATGATGACCTATGATAATAAGGTCAAGTATCTCAAGAAGAATCCCCATGTAAAAGAAATCATTGGAGCTCCACAAATAATCGGTGGACATGGTGACCGTGTAAAGATTGACGGTGGATTCAAAGATGTTTTAAATAAGATAGGTGACGCACACCCAGGCTCCGAAGTTCACTCTAGACATGGAAGTAAAGATATTAAAAGAGAGAAGTCTGTAAAGACTATCAAAAAGCATATGGACATACAGTCTCGTAAGTGATACAATATAACTATGACTCAAGTGAGAACAACCCTATATGATATTCCCGAACTAGAGAATATCCAACTCAAAACAGAAACAAGAAACGGTAAAAGACATTATATAGATGACGCTGGAAATGCATATCCAAGTGTCACCACCGTAGCAAGTCTATTGACTAGAGAACATATTAAGTTGTGGAGAGAACGAGTCGGTGAGAAAGAAGCAAACAAAGTATCCACCATGGCTGCAAGAAGAGGAACAAAGTTTCACCAACATGTCGAAGACTATCTTCGAAAAGAAAAAGATTTTATAGAGTTTGATAATATACTTCAAGAGGGAATGTTTAAAGCAGTTCAACCAGTCCTCGATGAGATAGTTCCACTTGCGTTAGAAGCACCACTATGGAGTCCTAATTTAAAAATGGCAGGACGCGTAGATTGTGTAGGAATGTTTGACGGAAAACTATGTATTATCGATTTTAAATCAAGTGCAAAGATGAAAGAGGAACACATGGCAGAACCATGGTTTATTCAAATGACAGCTTATGCACTTATGGTGGAAGAACTAACTGGTCACCCTATCGAAGAGTGTATGGCTCTAGTTGGTGTGGAAGGTATGAATACTTTTCAAATGTTCTTCTGTAATCCTGTAGAATATGTCGACAAGTTGGTTGACTTGAGAAGACAATATACAAATTTATATGGTGTATAATGATAAGTAGAAAAGAGTTTACGGAACAAGTAGAAAGATTATTAACAAAGGGTAAGGGTTGTGATGTTATGTCAGCCATTATCAAAGTTTGTGAATTGAACAATATTGAACCCGAGAGTGCAAAGAGATTAATTTCTAATCCTCTAAAAGAAAAGTTAGAGGCAGAAGCAACTGGGTTGAATATGATAAACCGAACCTCAAGAAGTCAATCGTCTTTGTCGGGGTTTTTTAAAGGAGATTAATTATGGAAAAAGGTGATACAGTCACAGTGGTGACCATTAGTGGAGAGTATGTTGGTATACTAGAATCCCAAGAAGACTTGAAGGTGACTTTAAGTAAACCAAGAATGATAATCCAATCCCAAGAGGGTATGGGTTTTGCAAGAGGTGTTGCAGTGACGGGTGAAGAGAATCCCGAGACGGTGACATTTATGAATCCAGTGTATATCATTCCTACTAATGAACAAGTAAGTAAAGCACACACCGAGGCAACAACTAATATACAATTAGTTAAGTAATGACAAGTCGTGAAGGATATGATGCATACACACTTTATCTTGGTATAAAGCTACACTTCTATTCTAAGGACTATAACTTTGTCAGATACAACGGGAAGGTAAAGGCAGATATCAATTCCTTTATCAAACGAAAAGACAAATATCATTTTGGTAAACTATACAAAAAGTATAAGAACAATTTACAAGATTTCTATATTGCAAATCTATCTGTTTATGACCTTTGGGCTGGTGAACTTTTAGAGAACGAATGTGACGGAAGATA